AAAAACAACAAACATTCAGCCCGCTTTGCTCATCAAATTAATGATGGATGCAGAGCCGTGTCTGTTTGTAAACCAAAACGAACCCGCCACCAAGCCCTATGAACTGCCCCCGCAGTTGTTCATATCGTACGCCATGTGCTGTTACGCCGCTAAAAGCCATGCGCAAGAGCAAATTGATTTTTTTGCTGAACTAGACCTGGTCTCCGTCCATGACAAATGATGACGAAAAAAGAGAATTTCTTGATATTGCGACGATTTTGGAAGAAATAAAAACCAAAATCAACATTCACTACGCCAAAACAATCGGCTGTGACCCAGGCTGGCACCATCTCGTGGCGCTGTGCCATGTCGAATTGATGGCAATCGACCCAAATTACGAGATTTTTGAAATAAAAGAGAAGTTTGGGTCTCTTCGTTACTACTTCGGTACGAAAAACACCGATATTAAAGAAGTAGAAATGTGGAAAATTGCTGAAAAGTATGAAATATTGTCTCAGGGGGTCTGCGAATTGACTGGAAAGCCTGGAAAACTCATGTATCAGAGCGGTTTATACAAAACCCTGGCCGAAGAATACACAAAAGAAGGCTGGGAACCAGTTGAAAGGGTTTCGCCCGACAAACTTTTCGGGATATAGCGCAGTTTGGTAGCGCGTCTGGTTTGGGACCAGAAGGCCGCAGGTTCAAATCCTGCTATCCCGACCAGATTATTATGTCCTTATGACAACGGAGCACCGTCAAGCACCACGCCGCAAGGTGGTAAGCATCAATCGAGTTGGTGCGTGGGGTAACGTGGTGTACGAACACAAACTGGAATGTGGTCATACCGAAAGAAGACCACGCGCAGCCACGTCGCCTACTCTTGCGTGTGCTTGGTGCTTGCGTTCACAAGCCAAGGAATTGGAAATACTTTCATTGCAGGCACCAGCAAAAACTGTTGAACTCGACCTCCAACATACCGAAGTTGAAATTGCCAGAGTTAAAGCCAAACTCTCTCACACCCTTGGTGTAAGTTTGGAACAAGTCGATGTTTCGGTAGTGGACAAATTCGGCGAACAGAAAATTTCTGGCGCCGTGGTGTTCCTTTCGGAAAGCGATGTACGTAAACTTATCGGTTAACGAGTGACGGGGGTCATCATGACAGAGTGTGGGCAAAACCGCAAGTCCTTTAGTGAACAGGAGGCGACGGCAATCAAGCAGTTACGGCTTGAAGGAAAATCAACCGACGTCATTGCCTCAATTCTTCACGTAGGAAAAGACCGAGTTCGGCGCTTCCTGAAACAGAACAAACTTGACGTTTATCAACCCACAAAGCGACACCGCGAAGCAATTGACCAAAACAAGATAATCATCACCGAATACCCAGATTTCAAAAACGCAGCCTGCAAGAACATGCCAATTGAGGATTTTTTCCCAGTAAATCCGTCCAACAGTCTTTCGGCGTCACGGCGCAAGTTGCATATGGAGAAAATTGAGCAAGTTCTGGATGTATGTCGAAATTGTATTGAGCAGGAAAAATGCCTTGAATACGCGCTTAAAGCGGAACCGCACGGTATTTGGGGTGGAACCACTGAGGGTGAACGAGAATACCTACGACTACGTCTTGGCATCAAATGCGAACGCGACGTATTGATTTCGAAGAAGAGTCGCCAGATTTCCAATGCGTGGCGTAGCAGCGCCATGGTGGGAATTCCCTTTTTTATCAAGCACTCAGACATAATCGAAAAACGCCTAGCGCGACGTGCCTAGCATTTCGCCCCAACTACAAAACGTTCTCGACCGCCTTAGCGGTGTGGTGCGTGTAAGTGGGGGATTTCAGGCAAAGTGTCCATGTCGTTCCGATGACGACAATCCGTCATTCTCCGTATCAGAGGGTGAAGGTGGTAAAGTCGTCGTTTACTGTCACGCTGGCCGATGCGATACCAAGCAAGCCTGCGCCGCGATGGGAATCACGATGTCGGACCTCTACCCACCCAAGCAACCCAAAAAACTTGAGTTGGTCGCCAAGTATCCATACTTGGACGAAACAGGTACATTGCTTTTCGAGAAGTTGCGTTATGTGGATTCCGCAAACGGTAAAAAAGAATTTCGCCAGCGCAAGCCAGATGGCAAGGGTGGGTGGGAATACAAGTTGGGCGATACGCCTCGTGTTCTTTACAACCTGCCTGCGGTTCTAAAAGCAAAAACAAACGACGAACCAATATGGGTAGTCGAGGGAGAAAAAGATGCCGACACTCTCATCAAAATGGGTATATGCGCAACGACTATGCCCAATGGGGCGGGTACATGGTTGCCCATCCATACAGAAGCCCTCGCTGGTGCTGTTGTGGAAATCGTCGCCGACAACGACGACGCAGGACTCAAACACGCCAAAGGTGTCCACGAAGAATTAACTGACGCTGGGTGTGACGTTCAGGTCTGGAAATGCAGCAAGGGCAAGGACGTAAGCGAACACGTCGCCGCTGGTGGAACGCTCGAAGAACTTGTCGTAGTTGCGTTGACGGAGATATCTGATGAGCCAGTGCGAGTTGAACAGGTATCGCAAACGCATGAGGGAAAAGCAATCAATGAGATTGCTGACCTGTTTGACCGCGACGACATGTCGGAAAGTCAAAAACTTTCTCGTGCTCTTTTAATAATTTCTCGAACATCTCACACCAAAATCGTTGACACTGGCAGGTTGGTGGAATGGTCTGATTTTGTTAAGGAATCAGATGACGATGCCTATGACTGGATTATCCCTGGTCTGATTGAGCGTGGCGAACGCGTCATCGTGGTGGCGGCAGAGGGTGTTGGCAAGACAATGCTGGCAAGACAAGTCGCGATTTGCGTTGGTTTTGGCCTGCATCCTTTTACGTATCAGCCAATCAAACCACAAACGACACTTTCGGTTGACTTGGAGAACCCTGAGCGAATTATCCGTCGCACATCTCGTTCAATTTATGGCGCCGCACAAGCAGTATCTCGTAATCCAAAGCCACAGGCACACCTTTTGATAAAGCCGCAAGGCTTGGACTTGTTGCTTACCGAAGACAGGGCCGTGTTAGAAGAAATGCTTGAGAAAACCAAACCGTCACTTCTGGTGATGGGCCCTTTGTATAAAGCATTCATTGACCCAGGTGGTCGTACCAGTGAGGCAGTCGCCGTAGAAGTTGCTCGTTACCTTGACACCATCCGCGATGTTTACCAGTGCGCCATGTGGCTTGAACACCACGCCCCACTAGGAAGTTCAATGACCACGCGGGAGTTGCGTCCGTTTGGGTCGGCGGTCTGGTCACGGTGGCCAGAGTTCGGTGTTGCCCTACAGCCCGACACAACAGGTATGGCACACCATTACGACGTTCGGCATTTTCGAGGTGCTCGTGACGAGCGCCAGTGGCCATCTAGAATTAAGAGGGGGAAACGATTCCCATTTGAGGTTGTTGAATGGCCAGCCTCACTGAAAGTGACAACATGAGCAATACTCCCCTAACGAAAGAATTTCTCGCCGAAAGAGATTCACGTATTTTTAAGATGCGCCAGGCAGGTGTGGCGATATCGGAAATAGCCAAGCGATTTGGCGTTTCGTCAAAAGTTGTCGGTTTGGCGATTTCTCGCCAGTTGGAAAAACTCAATAAAGAAAGTTCTTTGGTTTATCCAGAAGTTCTCCGCATGGAACTGGAACGACTGGATGCGATGCAGGCGGCTCTTTGGCCACTTACCCAGCATCGCAAGGTCACCCTTGATGACGGCACTGAAGTTTCGGTGGAGCCAGACATGAAGGCCGTGCAACAGGTACTGGCGATTATGGACAGGCGGTCAAGGCTGTTGGGCATGGAGCAAACCAACATCAATGTTTCTGCCGATGTCACCCAAAGCAGCCAACAGACACCCATCCGCGCCACATTGGCTGGTCAAGAGGGCATGCCGAAGTCAATCAATGCTTTCGACCCAGAAACCGAAGCCAAGAAGTTGCTGGAGTTGATGGGTATTTCTGGCGTGTTGCCAAAAGATACTGTCGCCAAGATGCTTGGACAAGCACCTATTATCGATGCTGAGGTGGTCGAAAATGAACACGGACAACCAAGACAACTTGAAAGCGGCAATGGACAAGGTGGCGGAGACGCTGACGCCGACAGTGTCGACGATTAACAAAGAGGATGATGGTCCTGCTGACAAGCAGGTGCTAATTCGCACCACCGAGCCAGAAAGAGACCGCTGGAAGAAAGCAGCACAAAAGGAGGGGGTTTCTTTATCGCAGTTCATCCGAGACACACTGAACGCCCGCGCCAAGGAGTTGCTGGAATGTTCTCACCCAATCGACCAAAGAAGATGGTACCCATGGGCAGAATTT